CCAACCCAAGAGAAACAACAGGCCACTTGTTCCCGTTGACCTGACTAACACTCAGGCAATCTATCTCACCCTCAGTAATGATCAGCTTGTTTCCCCCGTTGGGCCATAGGTGCTGACCAAAGAAGTGATCAGGGTTCCCACTACACCTAAACTTCTTACCCTCGAATCTATACTTCTGGGCGATCTGCTTACCATCCAGGTTGTAGTAGTTGGCTATATGACATAGCTGTCCTCCTAGTTCTCCTACTTGGTAGCCAAACTTTTTACAGGTATCTTCGTGGAGTTTCCTGTGGGGAAGAGCTTGATACTCCCCAGTAATAAATACATTTGTTTGTTTTGGTTTTGATGTGGGAGCACCCTCTGGTTTGAAGGGGCTTGAGGCTGGTGTCCATTTATCACAAGCGTAACACTTGGTGGACCCGTCGATGTTTATTGTCATCCCATCACTACTCCCACACTCTTCGCATGGTTGGTGGATGAGAGCAGCTTCTATTGTAGCCACGATATAGGTATCTCTCTTTCGCACCACAGGAACCCATGCTTGTCACACCAGTCCCCGTAGGTTGTTTTGCTTTTTTTGCTTAATGTGTTTTTAGCACGCTGAAATACAAACCGGATGTCTAGCTTTGGGTTGTCCCGTCTTACCATCAAATGCTTTGTTCTGTCTGATGGTTTCCAAAATCCCTTCACCTCCAACACAACTCCATTACCAAGAATGAAATCAGGAGTGTAGTGACACACCTTGGTATACTTCAGCCTCATGTTCTCGTATGAGAAAGACACCCCGGCTCCCGAAAGAGCCGAGGCAATCCTCTTCTCAAACTTAGAACGGTATGCTGCCTTTGCTTTGTTCCTCGTTCTCAAACTCAGTCTCGAAGGTTTCACTGACAAATCCGTCACCTTCCTCGCCGAAGCCAAAGTCACCACCACCACCACCAAACTCTTTAAGCTCAATGATTTGTGCTGCCTTCAATCGGAGCGAGATACCAGTAACAAGACCAGCTCCCTTTTGATTCATAGCCCAGCAAACAGGCTCAACAGAAAGCTTCAGAATAGAACCACTACCCACGTTGGGCTTGTCGTTAATCTTTGCTCCCTTGGAATCAAACAACGCAACAGAGAACTCAAGTAGTCCTTTGTCGGTTAGCTTCTTTGCAACTTGCTTGGCGTGAATCTGGAAGTCTCCTTCCTTTGTGATACTGCAAGGGTATCCCTCGCTTTCACCATGCTTCTTGCCTGTCTCCTTTTCTACGTTGGCATGGTATGCCTCATAGATTTTTCTTACTTCAGCATCAAAGACCTTGAAGTCCTTTTCACTTACGTGAATCTTTGCACTGTATACCCCGGCACTATTAAACTTAGTGTCAGGTTCGGTCAGGCGTGGCCATACGGCTTTACCTTTTGGCGTAGTCAGATGTTTATTTGCCATATCTTGTTATTTCCTTTTTTTGTTTTTTGGTTCTTCTGTAATGTAAACATCGCAAAGCATTGCAAACACTCTTGCGCTGGTTACTAATTCTTTCTCACTGAAATCAAAGGCTTCTGGGTCTATATCTTCTCCGTCATCTCGGGCTTTTTTAAGTAGTCCAAAGTTCACTGCTGCTTGGGCTAAACTATTCCACCCATCAATCAGCTCGTTTGTTGACTTATCTATTGTCCCCATTGTTACTAGCTAAAGAAGTAAGTTGAGTCATGGATCTTTGTTATTTTAGCCTCCCCAAACTCAGGTGGAGCAGGGAACGAGATGTCAGGATGCTGATCAGACAGTTGTTTAGACCAGTCAGATAGTAAGTCAACCTCAAACATATTTACGAAGACATCCCTAAGTATTCTTGAGAGGTCATCACACTTAGTTGCATGTGTTCCGTAACTGTCATGCACCATTGCAAAGTCGTAGATCCCTGCCTCTTTGTTAGCTCTCACTACTGTCTTGTGAAGAGCAGAAGCATCAAGGGCATGAACAAAGTTAGGACTCACTCCGTTGGCTTGTTTCCTTCTACATATCTTGTCGCTCTCTTCGTTGAAACGTATCCAAGTTGCCTCACCTGAAACCCATGTCTTCACTCGTTTGCTGTGGAGTTGTTTGTAGTCTTGAACCACAGGGAATCCACTTGGGCTGTTCCAAAACAAAGGGCGTTGCTTGTCGCTGACCAGTCTAGAGCACTGCTGGAACCACTGCATACATTCCTTTGGTTTCTCAAGAACCTCCTCAATCCCTCGCCACACCAAACCAGCAAGATAGTTTGTTGCCATTAACTTTTCTCTTGGATCAAATGGACTCCTTCGTTTCCGGTCATGGATCTCGTCCTCAAACCACTCCACAACATAGGCCCTGTTGCTGTAGCTTGTCAGTCCGTAGCTGTAACACATCACAGGACGCTTGCAGGTTGACCTAGTGATTCCAAACTGAAGCCACTCCTTGGAAAACAATCGTCCTTCACTGGCATCCTTTCTGAGATACCCCTCTACCCTCTCGGCTACCACCTTGTAGATGTCTGCTGGTGTCTCAGTAGGAAGAACATTGGTTGCACTCATCCCATACGGGTCACGAATAAGCATCGAAAGAATCTGCAAGCCATTGTTGCTGGCATCCATAGACACCGGAAGAAACGTCTCAAGCTTTCCTGTAGATGTCAGCTTGGCCCACTCAAAACACCAAGCAAGAAACTGAAACGGTTTGTCTGCTTCAATCCAAAGAAGTTCTCTTTTTGGGTTGGCTGCTATCTTTTGTGCATCCTTTGCGAAGTCGTTTGCCCACTCTACTCGCTTGTCCAAAGTAACCTTGTCGTTCCCCCATGTGTTCGCGCCGTGAATCGCAAGCCACCTGTAGGCTTCGTTTGTTTTCACCTTCTCACCACGAGAGAACCTCAAGAGTCCCCGGCACATGTCAGGCCCTTGAATGCCCAGAAAACTAGGGATATTGTAGACTCTACCTCTGAAGTCACAGTTGCTTGGATAGAAGAACCTAGTGGACCTCATCTTGTCAGCTAAGTAGAGAACCTTTCCTACCAGTAGCCTTCTTGATTTCGTAGAGGCGTTCCTTTTGTAGACACCAGCCGCCATCATCTTCCACCTAGTCAGTGCCTCCTTGTCTTCATGGATCGCTTTTGAAAATGGTGGTAACGTCTCATCCTCCCTCGACGGGAAGCCTGTAATCTCAAGGGAGTTCTCCCAAGCCCAACTTGTGACATCAAGAACCTCACTGTTCACCCTCCACGGTGTCTGCTGAATCAAATTGCAAGCTTCCATCGGCTCAGGGATAACGGCTGGTGCATCCCGTAGGTGCTCCATGTTTCTTGTCTTTATGAATGGCAGCTTTGGTAGTGTTGTCCCCTCAGTCTCGTAGCCACCATCCCATATGTTCTCCCACTCTCTAGGTGTGTCTGCTGTGGGTAACCAAAACGGTTCCAGTAGTTCCCTATCGGTGTTGAAGTTCTCCACCCAGTCGAGGGTCGTTTGTGTAGCCACTACAAATCGAGTGGCCCTCTTGCGTCCTGCCTTCTGTTGGATGTATACGTATTCAATCAGGCCCGTGCAGTCCCTCAACAGCTCAACAAGCCAAGCCCCACAGTTTGCTCGGTCTCTTTGTGTCCAAGAATCAAAGGACTCCATCAGTCCCTTGTCTGCTTCGTGCATCATGGATCGCCTAACGTGTGTCCGAATGTGATTGATGCCCGCTTTCTTGCGTCTCTTTGCACCAAGAATAATCCCTTCCCCCTTGTCTGGGTTGTGTTTTACAAGGAAGTCACACCTCACTTGATCCTCGATCCTGGCCCCAACAAAACAAGCCAAGCTGTTCATCGTCTTGCGTGCTGTGATCCGATCAAGGCAACTCCTCAAGGCAATAAAACCAATCACCTCTGGCTTCATATCAAGCAAGTCATGTTGCCATCTTGCTTTGTTGGCGTGATTCCAACCGTTGATCATGTCTTGAATCCCCTTGGCAAACTTTGGGAGAGCTGCTCGCATCAACCTCTGTCCATACTTGGTATCACCCTCACCCTCCCTGTTCTTTGCTTGTTCCGTGTGTGACCTGTATCGGCCTACACCGATCATCGTCATGTCTTGATTTAACTCTTCTTGAGTGAGGGGGACTTCCATCGTTGTTATTTTTTTAATTAGAAAAGAAGCGGGGAGAATCAAACAGGTTTACCCATCGATTCTCCCCGCCAGTTTACACACACACTACACCATGAAATATTTAGTTATGCTACCAGTCACTCACCTTTTCCATCTTGTCCCGCTCAAGCCTCGCCCGGATCCCCTTCAGTTGCGTGTGGATGTCTGCTCGTTTTGCTTTGATAATTTCGATCCGGTTCGAGCAGTCTGCCATTTGGTTCCGCAGAACGGGGATTTGGGATTCAAGGTATTCTCTTTCTTCCTCAGTCATGCTACTTGTTCTTGCTGTGGTTTCTCCAAAGCGTTCTTTCCAAAGATAAGATCTTGGGGAACTAACTTCACATACTTTAGGGTCATCTCTAGCGTCTTGTGACCCATCCATGTCTGGACTGCTTTGAGGTTGACCCCCTGTTGCACCAAGCGGGTAGCAGTGGTGTGGCGACAACAATAAGGAACCAATTCAGAATCCATATCTACGTTTTCCCTTACCTTGTCCCAAACAATCCGGCGTGCGTCACTTGTCCACGTTCCAAATGGATACTCGGTGTCTCGCATCTGTCTCCTCACAGCACTTACTGCTCTGTCTGTCAGTGGAATCGTTCGCTGCTCTGAAGTGCCCGCAGTGTTCTTTACTTCTCTTACGTCCACCACCGGGCCAAGCACTGGATCCCTTCGGAAACACTTCTTGGTCAACGCTTGGATCTCTCCGGGACGTATGCCGGTGTCTATAGCAAACAAAAACCAATCACAAAAATCTGGGTTGTGGTCGCCTAAGTAACCAATGATGTCCGCTTCTACATCGTAGTCAAAGAACACAAGACGTTCGTTGCTTGGCTGAGTAACTCTCTCAATCCTTGGCTTGGTTTCTAGGTAGCCCCTTTCGTGGGCAAACCGGATGATCTTGGACAAGGTAGCAAGCTTCTGATTGATAGTAGCTGGTGCCCTGTTGAGTGACTGAAGGTGACCTATAAAATCATCTATTCGGTGAACGGTGATGTCTTTAATGGGTAGCTCCGATCCAAAGAACTTCTCCAGGATCTTCATGTTGGAGATACACTGCTCTTCGTTCTTACTGTTGGCCCAGTATCTAGTGAATGTCTTGTCTGACATCTCACCAAAGGTAGCCGTTGGACTGCTGTCCTTTGTTTCAATAAGTGCATCAATAGGCTCCCCTAGCTTGTTTCTCTTGCGTAGTTCTGCTTCAAACGCTTGTGCCTCCTCCGCTGTATCAAACTGCTTTCGGTAGCGTATGCGATCAAGCATAAGATCAGCCATCCACTTGTTTTTATTTGCTCTTGTTGGCATAGAAAAAGAAAGTTAGTTATGATACCTGCTCAAGATAACTGATGAGTCCCATCGTATAGGCGTGCGCTATGTCATCCCGCCGGTTCTTGTAGGTGTCCCAAGAGCGTAAATTACTAGCAAAAAGAGGCTCAAGGATTGCTGCTGGTGGAGCACATTTAAATAGGAACGAACTGCCCCTCTGGTTTCTTGTGCGAACTTTCACACCCCTGTTCGGTTCTCCGGGGAATAGTTCAGCCATTGCGTCCTGCAAGCAGTTCCCAAGAATGGTTCCCCGTTGGCTTCCTGTTATGAGTGTCTCAAAGCCCCTCACAGAGCGGTCTGATGAGCTGTTGAAATGCAACTCAACCACCAGCTCGGCCTCAAAGTCTTTCACCTGAGTTGCAACGAAGTCCATTGCTTGTGAGTATGAGAGATCAGTGAGGTATCCATACTCATCAACAACCAAAACCTCACACCCAAGGGCCTCGAGGTTTGCCTTCACTTTGTGCGCTATCGGCTTGTTCCATGCGTATTCTGTTACTCCCCCCGGAGCCGTAGCTCCGAAGTCTCCCGCCCTGCTATGCCCAACGCAAATGGCTACCCTCCTGCCTTCCAGGTTTTTGGGTTTAGCAACTGGCGGTGGAAGCAGGGAGTCCCTTGTTTGCTCAAGGATTCGAATGGCTCTGTTTAACTCAGATATGGTTTCGGTCTCGTTTTTTTTCATATGTCAAGGTCCAGTTCAGGTTGATCTATAGGTGCCACTGATTCACCTATCACTTTAAACTCCTTGGTTTCGTGGGGAGTGTCCGTCTCGCTGCTCATTACGGAAGCCGCAACGTCCGCTAGTTGTCTGGTTTCATACAGGCTTATCACGGTGCCCCACGCAGGACACATGACAGCCCAAACTTTATCTTTGGTTTTCATCGTTTGTATTAGTTAATTAAGGGAGAACATAAGGGCAGTAACAGTCCAAGCGGCAGCTGCCGCACAAACCACAAGGAAGCCACGGAGGATTGCCAAAAAGAGTAGGCCTATCGGTGTCTTGCCGTCGGTGTCCCCTAGATCGTCACTGAGGAGAAGACAAGCCATTACAAGGAGGCCAAAAAGCAGGAGAACAAGAGAGATGTTCATCGTTTCTTGTCTTCTTTGGTGTCTTCTTTGGTTTGGCTTGGCCTAGGAACCCCGTTGTATTTCGGTCGCTCCATGTTGCGGCTCTCAAAGAACCGATCGCAAGCCTCCGAGACCATGCGAGATAGCCCATAGTGAACGTCTTGGCTTGGCCTGTTGCGCTCCCTGTTGCGCCCTTGGTGGTTGGCTCTCATGTCTGTTTTTTTAGGAGTTCCCGTAGTTCACGAACCGCTGCCAGTGTGGCTCGCTTGTTTCCGGCGGTTTCTTCTATCAAATCAAGGAGCTGATGGGCAAGCAGCACTTTTGCGTTCCTCTTGATCCAGGGAAGATACTGCGAGACATCAATGGGTGGTCCGCTTGGCATGGGCTAGGCAACAAGCTCCCGCCATTGTCTAATGGCATGTAATTTAGCTTTCGAAGGTTTGATGTCTGCAAAATGCCAAACCCTTTTTGCCATCATGCGCCCCTTAGCAACTATCCGCTGCAATTCAACGGCAGACTCTGGAACCATGAGAAAATCAGCATTGGCTCCGCTTGCGTTCAACGCATTGACAAGACGCATAGCCTTGCGGTGTTGCCTCCAAGTCGGGGGTAAAGTTCTTTCGTTCTCTGATGGTGGAACCTCAAAGCTCTCGAACAGCGGTTTGCCCTGATACTGAACTGAAATATTAATTTTCATTGGTTCTTTGTTTGTTTTGTTTATTCGCCAGAGTCCAAATATTGCTCAAAATCATTGTAGCCAGTCACAGCATATAAAACGTCTTCCATCGTCTCCAATTTCCAACCGTTAATTTTAGTAACCACTTGCAGTGTCTGCTCGGAGGATAGTTCGTTGTGGATAAGACAATCCCAAGCCTCTTCTTTTGTAAAAGTCATTTGTTTTTAAGGTAAGGATTTCTAGGCAACGGAAAGCAGATTGTCAAAGAACTCTTGCGGCATCTCCTTGGCTCTCTTTGCTCTCTCAGCGGAGAACGTATCGCGCAGCCATTTGTTGATGTGTCGGGTAGTTGTTTGGCTCCACTTCTTGCTAGTGCGTGCGAGGGCGCAACCGTTATTCTCAGCAGCCAAGGAAAAGATACGAGCGGCCACTGGCGTTTCGTAGCTGACAAGCACAAGAGTCCCATCCTCAAGGATGATTTCGGTCATATTCGATGCAATGTTTTTTACTTTCATGGTTCTTTGTTTGTTTTAGTCGGAGTCATTTAATCGCTCCCCGCTCCCTACTAGACTAAGCTAATAAAGAGACGGGAGGAATCACTTGTAAACCGTCTTTCCTTCCTGAAAGAGAACCTTGCTTGTTTGGTGTAACTTGTCGCAATAGCTCAGAGCCTCCTCGAAGTGATTCTTGAGGGTTTCGGTTGTGTCCTCATCGGTGGTGAGAAAAGGACAAGCGGCAACTTCAACGGTAATTTTGAAGGATCGACTGGTAGTGGTGTTGGTGTTCTTTGTTTTCATTTGGTCTGTGTGGTGTGGTTCTTGGTGGTTGGTTATTTGGTGGCGTAGTTGGATTCGTAAAGCTCCACGGTCTTTCTTGCGATGGCATCCACTAGATCACGGCGCTTCTGGAGATCATCTTTGATAGAGGCAGGGTCCCAAGTGTCTTGCACTGGACCGATTACTTCATCGGCGAGATCATAGATATTATGTCGGTCCTGTACTTCTCGGACTACGAACCGACCAGCGGTGGCTAATTCTCTGACAGATATTCCTGTCCAGTTTTTATGGGCTAGACAAAGATCAATTTGCTCTTCTTGTGTGTTCTTTGTTTTCATTGGTGTGTGGTGATTGGTGATTACTGATGAGCGTTGAGTGCCTCGCGTGCTTCAATGCGTTTATCCATTGCTTCCCAAGCTGCCTCGCGGTGCTTTAGGTTTTCCATAGAGTCCTTGATGTAGATAACACCGAAGGCAACTGTGAGGATAAGGAAAGCAACGGCTGCTACATTGTAAGCAATATCGCTTGAAGTCTTTTGTGTGTATTGTTTTTGCATGACGAGGCGGAAAATACATAAGTGTTATCATAGGTCAACCCCTAAATGAAAAAAAAATCAAAAACGCAAGGAGAGAGAAAAAGACATGCCCTTACCTAAAAAACTTAGGCGAGGCTAAACCTGGCAAGAGAACAACCCACAATCGACCTTCCCTAGCATCTATTGTGCTACGGCATGACCTAGCCTGTAGATCTTTGATAGGGAGGGGCTGTCAATCAAGAGACAATCCGCTGCCAGAATGCGTTCCGGGGGTGCCCTCGGGGGGATTTTGGCTCGCCGCTATATACGTATACCCCTTCAGATATTTATACCAAATTTGAAAAGAGGGGCACCAATAGACTCACAAGTGGGTTGCCTGTGGTGTTCTAGTGGAAGCGAGCCTATTAGTGCCCTCTCTGGTTCTCCATCAGTCCTTCTTGGAAGGCACCAAGTTAATCCCAGCGTTTAGCTTAGGGGGCATTGGGCGCACTTCCAGATCTACAGCGATGTCTTTTGGGGGATCTGTGAGGGGCACTGGAAAAGAGCCACCGAGATCCAGGGTTGAGCAAGAGGACACAAGAAGTGATCCCATTGCGAGCATTGTTAGTTTTTGTTTCATGGAGTAAAAAAGGACTCCCTAAGTTTTCACTACAGGGAAAAACAAAGAAAACCTGCAATGAAGGGACCTAGGGAGTCCGTTGTGTATGAGTGCTATTTAGCAGCAAAGAGTCACGGGTCAATACCCATTAATATTTCTTTTTAGCTGTCTTCTTTTTAGCAGCTTTCTTTTTCTTCTTAGGAAACCCAGCTTTCATATTTGCATATGCTTTATCGCTTATAGTTGATTTCTTTTTAGATCTGCTAATGCCTAGCTTGCGGCGCTTGTTGATGTTCTCGTAGAGGCTCATGTTATTTAGTTGTTGTTACCATTTTACTTTGTTTGCCCAATAGGCTGCTGAGAGTTTTCCTCTGGCTATGTTTTTTGCATGTCGAGCCTTGAAGCTTTTTCTTCTGGCTTTCTCTGCTGGAGTCTTTGGGTTTTTACCGGCACCACTGACACCCTTTTGGCCAAACCTGATTAGTTTCACCTTGGATCCTGATTTGGCTAGGACAGCATGTGACTTAGTCTTGTGTCCTGGAGTTCTTTTTGGTTTGTTGTATCCAGAAAACTTCTCTCCTGATCGTTCAATAGCCATGATTGATGTTGTCTCTATTGGTTGGCAAAAAGTCCCTTCACTATGGGAGTAGTGTGTGGTTGATATTTAAGTAGGGTATTTGTGCTTGGTTTGTCTTCTATAGGATCACCTATAAGCACTTGGTTTGTGAATACTATAGGATCACCTATAGGGTATAAATAATACAAACTAAACCAAGTCTCTCTCCCTTTCTTTTATTTGTATTTATTAGTAATGGTTTGTTCTCTATTACCTATGGTTTGTGATTACCATTTCCCCTCTCGATAACTAATAGTGTACCTATAGGGGGCCTTATCGACGGCACCGTATATGGCAACAGGGGAATGTAATTTTATTTTTACTCTTTTTGTTTAAGATAAGAAAGGTGTTCTCTCTTAAAGGTAGGCACAACTAGGTTCTCTACAGCTCTGACTAGAGCTTCCTCTAGGTTCTCATTGTCGATTAGGTAACCTAGACCACTGAGGGCAAAACAAGCATGCACTACTTCATGGAGAATAGTGTCTAAAGTGTCTTCTTCACTGAGGTTCTTTCTTATGTGGATTGTTCTTTTTTCAAAGTGTAGGACCCCAAAGTCATCCATTTGTCTGTATTCAATGGAGAACTTATGGCCCCCAATCATCACCTCAGTGGGTCTATATTTGGGTTGTTTTGCCATAATGAGTCGTATTTAGATTCTGAGAGGGTTTAGGTGTGTTCTGGTGTGCTGACCCTCAGAGCCAGCTAGGACCGCTCACAGAGGATCCTCGGGACTTATAGAAGCTATCTTGGAACCTTTGTAGTTCTTCTCTAAGTAGATCTTCTTTTCTGTCTTCCATCTTTTGGGAGGCATCTTGTGCCATTTGTTCTGTCCAGTAGGCAATGGCTATACTGAGGGCATCCAGTCTGTCATCGTGTGTAATGGCTCCTCGGTCTCTTGTGAGTCTACTTAGTTGGTAGATTAGCTGGTATTTGAGGGAGGATTCGTTTGGATAGTCTTGAGCTGTCCTGAAGTCGTTCTTGATGACCTCTGGGTCTATGATGAGCTTGTGTCCTGCCATCACGGGTTCCAGGGTATCTATGATCCTGCGTTCCTTTTGGGTGCTGTGACGGACTTCTTCGATGGTGCAAGGGTGAACCTTTGTGAGTATGGGCTTTATTAGCTCCACAAACATACCATCACCAAAGTTACTCTCCACAATGATTGTATTTACATTGTGTTCTTTTGCCAACACACAGAGATACTTGAGGGTTTCTTCACTGTATCCCCCTTGTAGTCCCCCAGCGGCAGGAACGTAGAGGAATCCGTTGAGCATCTTACAGACTGCATATCCTGTTTCGTCCTTTCCTCGTCCTGCTGGGTCAATACTGAGGACACTACCAGTAAACGGGATGTGGTCCCCAAGAACCTTAAAAGGCCTGTGGAAGCGATCACCAGTCATCCCTACGTTGGGAACCGCTGAGTCCCATTCGAGGGACGGATCGTTTGCCCACACAACCTTTTCGGGTGCTACCTCGTCGTCAATGCTCATCACAAGGAGGTCATTGATCTTCAACGGGTATTTCTCTACGTCTGACAGCTTGGAATCCAGCATGAACTGGAGGGCGAACCCAGCAGACCCGTAAGAAACCTTTCGGTCAGCCAGGTCTATGTCAGAGAAACGTAGGGGTTCTGTGGTTTTGTTTTCTTTTTCGGTGCTTACACAGAGCTGACTGATGTTGTCGTTGTAGGTCAGGTTGTTTTTGCTCTGTGTGACGTATTGAGCGGGCCATATTTTTGTATCGTAGCCTCGTTCTTGTAGTGATCTGTAGAGTGTGTCCTCGCACTGTGGGGTTCCTAGAAAGAGTATCTTGGATTCCTTGTTTGGTTTGATGATAGCGTCGAACTCCTTGACTTGTTCGCCAAGCTTGTCGCGCATCATTTGTGTTGCTGAGTTATTTGGAACCTCTACGTCATCAGCAACGATTATGTCTGCTCGGGAGCCTGTTAGTTGAGACGTAATTCCAAGGGACTTGACGGAGGGGGCATGACTTGCTGGAGCTGGTCCAACGTCAAAGGAGATTTTGGAGAACCGTTGTTTATCTCCGGGAGCAAGATGTTGGAGAAATGGAGCTTCGTGGATGAGTCTAAGTGTGAATGTGCTGAAATCATCTGCTCGAGTTTTAGAAGCACTGACAACAAGAATGTTCTTGCTGGGATCGAGGAGCAACTGGTGAACGACGAAAGCACTGCAAATCCAAGACTTACCAACTCCTCGAAATCCTTGGATGACAGCTCGTTTTGGTCCGTGCTGCATGTAGTCTGCGATTTCATATTGGATAGGTGTTGGTTGAGGTAGGTTTAGTTGTTTCCAGACTAGGAATAGAAAGTTTCGGAAGTCCTTGATTTCTTCAGGTAGGTCCAAGGGTCTATGGGGTTTTGTTATTCGCCCACCACTTTATCTACTCCATCCTCGTTAAATGGAAGAATCTTACACAACTCTTCTAGGGGACTCTCAGCAGAAGCCATAGCACTGATGCCGTTGTCTTTGAGGAGCTGACGGGCTGCACTGAGGTCTGCTGGAGCTGCTTCACCACTTTGGATTCTCAGTATGAATTCATCAATGAGTATATCCTGGAGTTGCTGAAGCTTGTCTTGTGTTGGTTTGCTCATTCTTTTTTGAGTTCTTTAAATATCTTTACGCCTAAATAGAACAGAGTTGTAGCGCCCACAGCAATAGCCACCATGTTGTTGATGTCGCTAAGGGTGATTGTTCCTAGTAGTCCTGTGATGCCTACTGCGGACGGAAGGTGCTCGGAGTTCATGGGTTTTATTAGGCGTAAGCTCGGAAAACTAACCCCCACTTAGAGGTGTTAATAGTTGCCAATGTTCCACTAGCTGATGACTTATCGAGAACATAAATATCATTTTCTCTTCTAAACTCTATCTTAGCAGATGTAGCCCAAACAGCTATGTTGTTGGTTCCTGTTGCATTAAGGAACAATTGAACCTCATCGTTTACGGAATACCCAAGTTCTGAGCTAGTGCATTTAAGAACTACGAAAAACAATTTAGGAGAAACAGATAAGCCATGAGCTAATCCTGTGTCTGTGTCTACTGCTGGAATTGATTGTATTGAGCTTTCAAAGCTGTTTGAGAAAGCACCTGCTGCTCCTGCTGCTCCTGCTGCACCATCAGAAATAACAAAAGATTTATCTGTGCTATCTCCAGCGTCATCTAGTTTTATTGTAACCGTAGTATCTAAACCAACTTTACTTGTAGTAATCTGGTCAATGCCAACCCCAGTAGCCCCCGCAGGTCCTTGTAGTCCTGAAGCAGTTGCAGATGCGTTCTCTAAGACCTCTTGTGCAGCATAGACAGCGTGCCTGTAGGACGTATCTAGGTCGCTTTCGGTAATCCTTGAGCCGCTTTGGAAGTCTACTAGTTCATCAGTTCCCGTAGACCGATAGATTCTAATCTTGTTAATGCCGTCACTACCAGTGCTAGGTGCAGAGCTAGTTGTAGCCGTAGTTCCATTCACTGTTACCGTAAGGGCTCCTGTGGTGTAAGTGGTTCCGTTGTTGGTTGACGTAGCGACTTTAAGATGTCCTTGGTTTATGAATTTAACATTAAAGCCTGTGAAGCTGGTGCCTGTAAGACCAGATGTGTATTCTTGATAGCTGTTAGCCATTGTATTGTTCTCTAAGGGTTAAGGGGTGGGGATTGGGACTCTTCTTGTTTCTCTTTGTCTTCCAAAGATGCTGTCAGCAGTTTCGCCTTCAGCGTTAATAAATCTTCTTAGTGTTCTTGTGTTTTCCAGTAGATCTTTTTTTGCGTCTCTGTAGTAACCTTGTATTTCTCTGTTGATTTCCATAAGACCAAGGTTGACGTAATCATCTCCTCTAAGGTCTTCTGTTTTTAATAACTTTTTAATATCGCTGCGAAGAACAAGCTTGTTGATTTCTCTTTTGACGTTCATCTTTTTAATGATGTCAGCATATTTAGAATACAAAGTGTATCCGTTTTCATCTCTGTAATCTTGCAACTTTACAGCATTAATTGTTTCAGGAATTCTTGAAGATATTAGACCTTTGATGTCTGCGGCTAGTAACTCATCAATCTTAGTAGGTTCCTTATATTTAGCCGAAGCAAACCTGTTGTATTTGTGTAGCCAGGTTTTCCCTGACTCACGTTCTTCTCCAAAGATGTCTCTTTTTACATTAGGAGCACCTGCACCTGTTGCGCTGTAATAAACACGGGCTACATAACCTTTAAAACTGTTGTCACCCCTAAGTTCATTAAGTTTTCCGTTGCGAGAGGCAAATTCAACTTCTTTGCGAATCTGAGAAGGAATAGGTATATAACTACCTATTAGTTTAGAAAAAGCATTAGAACTTAACTCTACGTTGTCTCCTGTAAGTTCAGTTAGTTGTTTGACACCTGAATAAAGAGGAAGCTCTTTAACAATTTCTTTTGCCGATCCAGATACCACTGTTCTCCATCCTGCTTCTTTACTAAGTTTGTTTTCTTCTTTTGCTCTAAAAAAGTTTCCTAGATCAGCGCCAAGAACAAGAGGAGCGTTAAAAGGAACAGCAGCTCTAATGTCTATTCCAAAGAACGTAAAAGGTTTCTTTTCTTTGTTCCTTACTTTTTGTTCATCGGTCATCCAAGCGTTTGTTCCTGTTGAGTGACCAGCGTAACCAGATAAAAATCCAGCAGATAAAAGAGATCCAGCAACCATAGCGTCTGTAAGAGACTCTTTGTTATACATAACTCTTCTTGTTTCGGCTATGTCTCTTAATGCCTCTGTTTCTTTTATGTTTTTTGTAATATTAGTTTTTTGCGCTTCATCTGTTGTTTCATCAAAAAGCTTTTTAAGACGCTCTATTTCTTTTTTGTAATTTTTTACTGCTGTTCTAAAAGGGTTAAAGGGAGCAGTACCAATTACTCCTCCGCTAAACCTAGCCATTCTTTGCACACTTCGGACACCTACTCCTAAGAACGGCATAAATGCTTCAACAGCAGCGCCTAGCGCTTTTTTTGTTGGTTCATTAAGATTTTTAGTAGCAGTTTTTAAAATTGCGTTAATAAAAGCTTTTTTAGCTTCTACAATGCTATCTGAAGAAGCAGCCATAAGTAGAGCTTCATCAATAAGCGCAAATTCATCTGCTAATTCATCTAGTCCTTCTAATACATTAACACCGTCTAAATCTTTTGAAGCAGCGCCGTATAATTGGTTAAATCGATTTTCTGCTGCGGTAGCATCGTCAGGGAACTCTAAAATAGCTTTTCTTCTAAACTTAGAACGAGCTGCTACGTCTCTTAGTTGTCTTTTAAATACAGCATCAACTCCCATAATTGTTCGCATTCCAATAGACAAAACATCAAAGAATTTTCCTTTAATTGTTTTATCAACTAAGAACGCTTTAATGTCTCTTGTTGCTTTTTCTCTAAGAGCCGCATCAGCTTGTGCTTTTTTTATTATACGATTAACACCAGTAGGAAACGCCGATTGAGTTTCTGCTGTATTTAAATCAAACTTGTCCGTCGAACCGTAATTAGGATCTCTGGCTTCTTTAAAAGTTTTTACGAAGTGCTTTCTAGCTGCTCCATTAAACAATCCAATAATTCCTCTTACACTTTCTTGCCACTCCATTATTGCAATTTTGTTTGCGAGTGGTTCTCCTTTAGTAAATATTCTATTAGTTATTGGTTTAAAAATGTTCCTTGCCATCTCAAACGCTCCAGTAGGAATAGCTGCCATTGCTGATGGTAACGAATCAATAAGAGCCATTTTTCTGGAAATTCTAGCTCCTCTAAAGAACTTAGAAATTTGTCCAATGTTGTCTGCTGCATGTGCCGCGTCAAGATAGCTGGCATATCTTTCGTAAAGCTCTTTATCTCTTTTTGCTCGTATTACTCTTTCTTCTTGTTTTGCCAGCTTTGTCAGAAAAGTCCGCATTGCTTTCTTACGATTAGCAACTTCTTTGACTGCTTTGTCGTATTTGCTTTGAACGGTTCCTTTGAACCTACTTGGCATACGACCAACCTCTTGTTGCATCTCATCAGCATCTCCACGCTTTAAGATGTCTTTAAGTCTCTGCTCTTCAGCAACTACTGCATCATAGTTTGCTGCTTCTTTTTCAAACCTCTCGTAAGACTTAATACGTGCTTTTAAATCTTTTACTTCTGCTGAGTCTTCTTTCTTTGCTGGTTTTGCATCAACAAGTTCATCAGCAGTTTTTGCTTTAGGCCCTACAGCACGCTCTCTGAGTTCATCCAGTTGTTTTTGCAGTCTTTGCTTTTGACCTTTTATACTTGCTTTGAGCTTTTCTTCTGGAGTCTTTTCTTTTGTTTTTCTTTGTTTAGTAGTTTTCCTAGCGTCTGCCTTTTGTTGCCTACGAACTTTGTCTTTTGATGACAAATATCTTTTTGCAGTGTCAGCAAAAGCTTCATCAACGTCATCTGCAACAGCTCCGTCTACATACCTTTTAAGGTTTCGCAGGGCAGCTATTTCCTCAGTTGTTGCGCGTGACCATTTTGATATATTTTCGTCTATAGTGACATCTTTGCGGTTAGCTCTGACTCCGTTACCTACTACGTTGTTTAATGGCCCAAGAACTTCTTCAATAACTCGTATCTGAACTGCAAGAGATTGACTGAGTTCTCTAAAAGCATTTGCTCTATCTTCTCCTTTTACTATTTTTCTTACTGCGTTTTCTGCATCAAATTCAGCCGCATCAACAATTTTTTTAGATTTGTTGATTACAGCAGGAATCATCTTCTGTTGCACTTCTTGTGCTTTAAGATCTCCGTTATTAATGCGTTCTTCTAGGTTATTTAACTCATCGAGATCGTTAGAAAAATCATCAATAACACTGTCAACTTTCTCTTCTGGAAGAAACTTGTCACTTGGTTCTGGTTTTTTTACAGTCTCACTTTCTGGAGCTTCTGTTTCTTTTGCAGTAACCTTTGGTTCATCTAGTGGTTCAGGTTTAACGACCACATCGGGAGCTGGAGTAACTTCTTGTTTTTCTGCCAGCTTTGAAGCTTTTTTAATGTCATCTCCAAAGTCTTCTATGAGAGCTATGACTTGAAGTTCATCTTTAATTTTTCTATTTAATTTCTGAACTTCTTGAATAGCTACTGATTTTTCAAACCCAATTCTTGGAGAAGCCGCCGCTTTTTTTGCTTTTGCTAAATCTTTTTGCAACAGGTTAATTCTTTCTTTGACTCGATCTACAGCACGATCAGTAACTTTTGTTGCTTGTCTTCTTCCAAATGCTCCTGTTTTAGAAAAAACGTGGAACACTGAATTAAGACCACCACCTACACCAGCAGCAACAAGGTATTCTAAAGCATTTCTGTCTGCTCCTTCTTCTTCAAACAAAATTGCTACTTCTTGCCTCATAGCTGTTTCAGCCATACCTTGGACGGCTCCACTAACTACAGCAGGTGCTCCCTTTACGATTAGCTCTCTGGTTTTAAATGACTTTCCAATTACATCGTCAGTAAGTTTTACAGGCATTCTTTTATTAAGAAATTGCCTACCAGCTTTTACTACACCAGCGTCAATAGGAGTCGCAAGAATACCAAAAGCAGCAGCGGCAATTACTTCGCTTCCTCTCGTAGCGTCTTGAATGCCATAAGCTTTGCGGACTTCTTGTCCTATTATGTTTGAGAACCCCCAAATTACTGCTTCTCCTGCCGCAAACCCTACCGCACCTACAGCAGTAGACACAGGTTCAGGAGTCACCACAGCACCAGCAGCTATAGTCTTTACACCTCTAGCGGCGTTTATCAGTGTCTTTATGTTCTTAGCTACTTTAGAAGCTCTTGCGCCACTTTTAGTAAAAGCAGATGCAGTAACCCCAATTCCTAACTCAGCTCCAACACCAAACAGTGTTCCTTTTACCGCATCGTCTTCTTTAATTCCTTGTGCAACTAATCCTGCATTAGTAATAACTTCCAGGTCTTCTGCTGATAGTCCAGTAGGTGGAGGAATAACTGCTCTTTGCTTTCTTTCCTCTTCAAGTCTTTTTATGTGCTCTTCTGGGTCGTAAGGCATTTAATTCTGTGAAGTTAAAAGGTTGTATTGAACGTCTACAAAAGACTCGATTGTTTCAGGAGTAGACAAACCAAAAGAAGTTAGCTGATCTATTGCGTTTAAAGTTTCTTTACGTTTATCTTCTTTTAAAAGACTTAATCCAGAACGATCACTTAAAGCTTCGCTCCATTCTTTTGCTTTTGCTGATAAAGATTCAACAGTTGGAAACAGCTTTACATCATAGAACGTCAAACCCGCATCATCTAAATCCTTTGCTGATTTAGGATCAAACTCGTTGTAACCATAATACATCATGGTAATTTTAAGAGCTGCCTTAGCTTGTGTAGACCCTTCAGCTGCTATTTTATCGCGCATAAACTTATACTTATCTGCTAAGTAAGGTCCGCTACGCAACCCATCTCTAACTTCTTCGGTTTGAAACCCTTTATGTTCTTTAGCAAAATCTTTTGGTTTTAAGGTCAAAACTGCAAGATGCTCGTATCCCTCTACACGCTCTAAATCTAAATCTTCAGCAACAGTTTTTTCTAACTCCCGCGCTTTAGTTCCTTCTTCGTAATCTCCAAGAAACTTTTTACCTTTAAAGTCATAAATGCTTCCTTCAAGGCGTTCTTTTGGATCTATAAAATTTGTAAATATGCTAGGAGCTTCTAATAACGCACCAAATACTCTTACTTCGTCTTCAATTCTTTCGTTAATCCACTCGTCTATTTTAGAATCGCGGTCTTCAGCATCTTTTAATTCTTTTGCCTTTATAAGAGTCCCATCGCTTACTGATTTTAATAGTTGATTAGCAAACAAATTAGCTTCAGCTCTAAAAGCTTCTTTTTTAGAAGTTCCTGCAATAGTAGCTACTTTTGCTCTTAAAGCGTTTGTAATCGAATCATCAAGTTTTCTGTATTGAACAGTGTTCTTTACCCAATCTCCTGCTCTTTCGTCGTTGTAAGCTGCAAAAACTTCGTCAGGTATTTTTACACCTGGATAACCAAGATCAGTCATTGCTTGCCTAGGACTCATGTTTGGATTGTCTCTAAACTTCTGCGTAATCCTTGGCATCTCTGTTTTAAGTTCATCAGGATCTATACCTGTAAACTTATCTGGGTGAGCTTGCGCTAAATAAGATTGAGTTCTTGAAAGAGGCCCATCTATTTGCTCAAAAAGTCGCATTGTAAGATCAGAACCGCTTGTTCCTACTTCTTGAATAATGTTACGTAATTCAACATTTTTTTCCTCTGCTACTTTTAGTCTATCTTGATAAGAAGCAATTTCTTTATCAGTAATATTAGGTTTTAACTTTGTTAGTAAATTACCAAAACCTTGTATTTCATAATCATCTAGCGGCTCATCGTCGTGCAGTCTATACATCAAACTGTCAGCACCGCTTCTTAGAGCTGACACTTTTTTAGAAAACGTCTCTTCCTCGTCATCTTCTACTGCTTCCCTAAGCCTACGAATCTGAGTCTGCATAGCCATAAACTTAGATTTGTTTTCACCAATACCTCCTAGTTCTGCTCCTTTAAAGAACTCGTAAGCGTCAGCTTGGTCTACCGCAGCTTGTGCCGCATCAAACCGTCCATCAAACACAAGCTTATCTACATACCCTTTTGTAAGCTGCATCATGCGTTGCATTCGTTCTTTTTTAGACACACCAAGTTCATTAAGCTGGCCATCTAGTCCTTTAAGTTCTCCTTGAATATCTCCTGTGTAAAACAGTGTATCCATTGCGTTAGACTCAATGACCATCTTAGTAGCCTCTTCTTTAAGCGCCTTGTATTTACTAAACGCCTGAGCCTTTAAAGGTGCTGTAGTTGCATTCCAAAGCGCCTTGTGAGCTTGCATCTGGAGGTCGTTTGTCATTCCCTTGCTAAACTTGTCAAACAAACCGGACTCCATGTTGGCTATAGCAGTATCAATGTCTGCTGAATCTGGGTTGTTTCCCAAGTCAGAAGCCAAAGCGTCATACTCATTGGCCATGTTCTGTTGCTCCATCAAATACTTCCTCTTAACCAGCTCGTAGTTAAACGTCTTGTTGTATTTAAGGATGCTAAAGGTTTCTTTATCACCAGCCGACAGCTCCTCAAGGATCTCGTCATCAGACATCTGAGACACCCTGTCAGTAGCTACTTTGTTAGCGTAGTTTGTAAGCTGACCGGCAGCGTTAGGGAGCTGGTTGATTACAGAGGCAAACTGGAGGGCAGCATTAGTCTTTGGTGTAGGTGCTACAGAGACTTGGTAGTTTCCTTCTGAAGCCCCTACGCCCCCTTGAAGGCTTGCTTGACCTGGATTGTAGTCAACTTGAGTTCTTGGTTTCTTAGCCATGTTTGCTTGTTAAATTATAAAGGTGGAAGAAGTGAGGGGTCTATGAATCCTGTGCCTGAAGGCAAACCGGGAGTTACATTTGTAAACGTAGGAGTCATTGGTGACGTAACGTCTCTTACAGGAACTGAACGGCCCACAACAGGTATAGCTCTGCCAGCATTTGAAACGTCAACTCCTCCAGACCCCCAATCTTGAGCAACTGACTGCATAGAGGTTCCTACTTGAACCCCTGTAAGCAGTGCTTGCAAAGGATTCTCTTGCTGAATCGGTTGGTTAATTCCAAGCAAGTTCATACGGCTTCTCATACGAGCATCATTTAATGCAAGGTTTCTATTTACATCCTGCATCTCAGCTCTGCGTGTTTCTGAGAACCTATTACGAGCAAAATTAGCAGTCATGCTATCAATAAGCGCCTGAACACTAAGACCAGTAACTCCTGCTTCACCAGCAGCTACTCTAGCTCTAGCCATTGCTAGTTGGTTTCCTCTGGAAGCAGCTCCAATTCGCTGTGCGCGTGCCACTTGCTCTTGCGCTTGTTGCACCCTAGCAGCGTTTACTTGGTCTAAATACCTAGCCTGTTCAAGCTCAGTAGCTCTTTCTTGTGCTCTTTCTTGTGCTGATGCCGCTTGACGCTGCCCTATAAAAGACGCTCCAGCAGAAGCAATTCCCGCGATTAAACCGATTGGCGCACACATGATCTATATTGATTTGTTGATGATGACAAACTCGTAGAAGGGTTGGTTGTCTATTTGAAGTTCTTTAATGAATGTAGCCCCACAAAACTTGAGCCAGCGAATTGCTTGCTCGTTGTCCTTGTGAACTACGTTACCGCAAAAGGTAAATGGTTTGATGATCGTATTGACCCAGAGCCTAGAGACCTTAACGAACTCTTTTCTGGCTAACTTAAAGCGGTCAGAAGCGAGTAACCACACGTATCCAGGTCCTCCCTCAAGTCCCCCTGAGCCAAACATGGCTAGTGGATTGTCCTCTAGGTCGAGCACTGAGAACGTGTATAAGTCGTTATTTAAGCCCGCGAGAAGCGCATCCTTGGGTGTAGACCCAACACATTTTACTTCTAGCGCATCCATAGCCCTCATATCTTGGACTATTGGGTCTACGTGGGCCTCTTTAGCCCTACATATTTTAGCTGTTTTGTAATGATGCAGGACAGAGTTATCCATACCTGTTGGATCGAGAGTGGACAAAGGACTCAAACTCAGCTCCTTGAAGTGTGCTTGGGTATGGTGTTCCGTTCTCGATGGTTATTGTTGTGTTCTCTGGCTTGGTAAACACAGGGAAACTAAACGTCCCTGAATCAAGATTAACTCGGTCTACATCAGAGGCATCAACAGCTTGTGTTGTGAACTCGTTTGTATACGTTGAGCGTCTCTCTGGTGTCACCTTCACTTGAAAGAAGGCTGAGTCATCAAAGAACACATTTCCATTCTTTATTTTATTCTTTGTGTATCCAGTGGCTGACTTGCCTTTACCGGATGCCACCTTAAAAATCTGCTCAGAGAACGTGTATTGCATGTCATACTCGACACCTACAAATACGTCTCTGTCTGTTGTTTGTGATTCAAAAACAAGCTGGTTTGAGTTGGTAATGTAATCAACATTGTTGACAGTTATTTTACCTCTTGTGTATGGAATCTCCATACCTGTAGCCCTGTCGATTACCTTGAGCCTTGCTCCTGTTGGGTTAAAGCTGTTGCCATTAAAGTCAGTGGCTTCAAAAGGAAAGTAATCAAGGTGTGTATCAGATGCGTCATCTACAGCAGTAAGTTGTGTTTGATTAGCCCTAATCTTCTTAGCTACTCTAAAATCAAGGTGAGTCATAAAACCAAGGTTTGATCCGTCACTAAGGTTCTCTTCGTCAGGAAGACCAGAAGTAAACGTCATCCCCAAGATCATAAAGTCCTTACCAGTAGACCTTACTAAAGCTCCGCTTCCATACTCACCACCAGTAAGAAATTGGTAACTTGACCCAAAATACCTGTCTGTTGCGATGTAGAGCGTTGAGTCAATAAAATCAATACCTCTAATCTCACACCCTTGCAGAGTAAACTTACTCCACGCACTCAGGATTTTTTGGTTACCACTCCAGAAATACTTGTAGATATACAAAGTGTCTTTTGTCTCACTGCTAAGAACCGCAATAACGTCCTCAGTAGATGACCCAGCCACATCAATAACATTCTTTGGTATGTAGCTTGGGATGTGGTTTGTGACTTCTTCAGCCGTGTAGGTGTCACCGGTAGCACTTACAGCAAACTCTCTGAGTCCTGAAAAATTGCCACGGGTAAACGGAAAGTAAATATAGGAACCAAGAGAGATCGGGTTAATTCCTGTGGCTTGATCGTAGTTAGTAATTGGGTTTACTGATACTGTGGAGGGAGTCAATAGGTCGCCCCCTTTGAGCACAAACTGTCCCCTGTTACTGAACAAAATAAGGTTCTCTTGGAACGCTTCTGCTGACTCTAAGTTAGTTACGTTTGTAGTAGCTACTCCAATGTCAATCGGATCTGAGTCCAACAGGTTAGTTACTGTGGTTCTAAACAGGTTAAAATACTCACCTGCTTCGCTCATAACCACCTTGTCTGCTGATAGGAATCCAAGACGATTCTTGTAGAAAAACAAGTTGTTAATTGGGCTGCCTATGAAAGAAGGATCAGGGTTTGATGTTCGGTCTCCTGCTTGTCGCCCACTCCACGGAGTAGTTGTAAGTTGAAATCTGTTTAAACTCTGAGACACCAAATTGTATGGCATGTTAGCTGCGTCCAGTGCGTTAGGGACGTTAAATCCTACATCTTCAACCCAACCACCGCGCCCCATCTCTCCATTGTTAAGGAGTTCGTTAGTCCTAAAATTTAAATAGTAATCGTCTTCATCAAGCTCTGCGTCTCCACGGACCTTTACACGGAACCCATGTGGAGCTACAACAGGAAGATCAGTAATGTCAGCTACTTCTTTGTAGACCACACCAAGTCCTTTGTCTGCGAAGCCGTCTTTTGTTTTAATGTCAAAAGCTGCTGTAGTGGACTTAACAAGTTTGATTGTAGATCCTTCTACTGTAGCTGTGATGTCTGATATGTCGTTTAATTTAGCAGACAACCTACTAGCAATAACTCCTGAATCTACTTTTAAATTTGTATCGTGATCTAAATGGGTAGCAGTAGGATTTCCTCCTACACCCCCCTCCCCGGAATCTGTAGTAGTTACATCTTTATTAGTTCCAAGAACAGACACCTCATAAGTTTTGTCATACCCCGCTTGCTTAACGAATACCAACGCCTCGTTCTCATTTACGTCATCAGAAATATCTTCAGCCGCTTGGCTCATCTGAGTAGTAACCGTTTTGTTTACAATCCAGGTATTGTCACCAACAGTAAGCGCCTTTAGGTTTTTTCTAGGGTTAGTTGTCTTTAAATAAGGAGCAAGCGTATTTAGATCTATTGGTGTTGTGCTTCCATCGTTGTATTTCATCGTCCCGCTATCAAGCAGGTTGTGGATAGTCAACGTAGATGGAGTAATAACCATCAAATACTTCTCAGACTCACTTCTGTTAATCGTATGGACAAAAGCATTCTCGCCAATCTCTGTTGCGTCATACTTAACAAGGTTCGCATTTGGACGCTTCTTCAGTCCATCAGCTACAGACGAGTAAGCGTTTATCTGCTCCTTGCACTGACCGTCATACTTGAGTGTGTCCGGCTGCTGGCTAACCCCTTGGATTAGGTTGGGAACAGAAGTGTTGATTAGCGGCATATCTTATTAGATGTCGTAGTTACGATTAATACCAATGCCTGTATAGACATCGTAGTTGTCAAAGATTGTCCTGTCACTTCCTCTGGAATCTACTTCTTCGAGTTGCGACTTGGCAATGAATTCGTCCCTTGCAATCAAAGCTTCAAGTTCTCTTGATCCCATCATGCGCGTCTGGAAGATCCTTGATGCTCTCAGTGTGATGTATCTACGTGCTTGTTCGTGTAGATCATCCCAGTCCAGAAGAAACGTAATGGTTACATCAAGAGAACTAGAAAATTCGTTTGTGTTGTTTTTGCGGTCGTAAAGTTTTAGGCCACGCTGAACGACATCCTTTGAGCCGTCAGTTGTGTCTACGTGCAGTGTGTTTGAGGGGAGCTGAATAGTATTATCAGCCAGTGGAGTCAGGGTGTATTTGTTTGTGGTATTAAAATGCCACCCCATGGTTTGCACCTCTCGACTAACTTCATCCAATACTGACAAAGCTGTAGAAGCTGAAACAGGGAGGGTAGAGGTGTCTGCAATGCTATTCACTGGAGCTTCTCCAATGTGACCTAGCATACTGTTAACTGCCTCTAGTTGAGTTGTGAGAGTTGCCATAAATTTAAAATATAAAAGGGGAAGCCCCCACAGGGATTGAACCTATGGGGGCCTCCAAGTTTAGTTAACTGAGGAATTAAACACTAAATACCTCAACGGCAGCTTCAGGACGAAGAATACCGTGACCCATTGCATACTTAGCTGCAAAGAGGGTAGCTTGACGCTCGATCTGATACTCACTTTCGGTAGCAAGATCAAGAAGCTTAACGGTTCCTACAGCCATTTCGTGACCAGCAATGTAACCGCAACCTTCAGCGTAAGTAGTGCCTTTAGACAGCGTAGAAAAGTCGCCGTTGTAGCCTTTGTTGGCAGCACCGAACACATCGTTGTTTACTCCAGGAGCAGCAGTAGAACTAGCATCACCAAGAGCATCTACATCTTTAATGTGATTACTCTTGTAGATACGAATACCAGCAACTTCAACAATAGTTCCTTTAGCAGCGTCTGCGCTACCGCTAGAAGTGTCTTTGTTAATTGCGGTGCTGTCAGTTGTAAGCAACTTGTAATATTCAGCAGGACCCATGACAGCAAAACGCCCATCAGATGGAACGTCTTTTTCGTCAAGCGTCTCAGCTACTTTAAACAGTGAATCAATCAAGGCTGAAGTAGTAGTAAGATCACCACCGTCGAAACGAGTTCCTGCACCTCCGGGCACTTCAGCACTTGCGCGAGCAGCAGCAATAAACGTCTTAATGATGTTCAAGTCGCACTCCTTAGCAAGCGCCTTACCAAGCTCTGCGGAATAAATAGAACGAAGATCGTAATGGTTACGAAGCTCGTCGATATTAGCAATAAGCGTGGAAGCAACAAGAAGGTCATCGATGAAGATTTGCTTCTCGTTGTGGGCGATTTGTGACAAGTAGCCGTCAGCAGCAGTAGAACTGCCAGCAGGGCCAGTAATAAGCGACTCACCGGGCTTGTGGTATTTAGCCGATGCGGTCCCTGTTACTGGGAAGCTTGCCGATTTACCTGAACTAATGGAGCGAACCATAGTCAGGTCTTTCATAATGTTGCTCTCGTTGAATGCCGTCAGGATTTCACCTGCAAACACCTTCAAGAACAACGCATTGTCCCCGTTTACAGTGGTCACCCTTCCAGTAGGGGTTCCAGCTATACCGGGAATCGAGGGGATGTTAGTAGCCATAATATATTAGCCTTTCGATTTGGTTGGTTTGGTTTGGTTTGGTTGGTGTCCTTGGGCTTTATCTTGTTCGTCCTGTGTTATCCACCTCAGTGGGCATAGGTCTACTAGCGATTAAGCTTTATTAGACAAAAGATTTATTCGTGTTCCAAGTCATTCACGTAATGAAGAATTTCCTTAATGGTGTTTCTTTCACTCTCTGAAAAATCGTGGACTTGGAGCTTTTCGATGAACTCTGGTATCCTTGTCGGTTTCATCGGTGCCGCGCACCCAGCCATCAATAAGATCGTGGTTACGCTTATGACGCTCCAGTTTAGTCTTTTTGACATAAGACTCTTGGACCTTAAAGAACAGGTCAGCAAGTTTTGGAAAAGCAATTAGTAACTTAACAATAGAAGAGATCACTCTGCTGGTTTGTCTTTGGCTTTACCTACGTTAAGCGCCAGCCAGTCAACAATCTTGTATGCCTTACCAACCCAAGAGTCATCCTTGGGGGTAGGAGTAAGAGCTGCAACAAGGGAGGCAAGAGCAACCACAGAGCTAGCAATAGCAATGATGTCCTCTTTGTTTTCAAGGATGTAATTAATAAAATTCATGTCAGTAATTATAGGATGTTGGATACAGAAAGCCTTCTTTCGACTTCCTCACGATACGATGGAACCTCTTGGTATCTCCGATCACTCATAGCTCTCTGAAGTTCCTTTGTGGAGCTAAACGGTTTTACAGAGTTACCGCTTGTGGCCCCTTGCTTGAGTGCTGGGCCAGAACCAGTAGAGCCTCTGTATTGAGCATGAAGTCCTTTGATTGCCAACCTTTGCTGCTCTGGGGTTCCATTGATGACAAGTTCGTTAAAGGTATCTACTTCTCCTTCTGTCAGGGTCTCTCCTGCCCATTGGATCATACCGTCATACTCTTCTTCTCCACCAATAGAGTTGTAGAGGTCAACCGCATTACGCTCTACCAGAGCCTGTTGTCCTGCAATGTATGCCTCAACGTATTCCTTAGGCAACCCAGCTTTCTCTAGGGCTGCAAAGGTGTCCTCACTCAGCTCTCCCTTTTCATCAAACTCAAGGGTAGCCTTGGTAACAACATCAGAGCTGTCGATATTATCTTGTGGTGTCTCTTCACTAGCTACCTCTTTTGTCTCTTCCTTTGGCTCAGACAGTTTCTTTTGTAGCTCGTTGTATGCCTTAGCTAAATCTTCTGGTGAGTTGAACTTCTCATCAAGCCACTCAGGTCTTTCCTCAGTAGCTGGTTGTTCTTCGCTGGTAGCAACTGCTTCTTCTTGCATCTCTGCTTGCTGCTCCAGTGTGATCTCTTCGTTTTCAGTGGGTTCGTTGATTACCACTCTATTAGCTTCAGCCATGTCTTTTATTCCTCAGGTTGTTGTTGTTGGTTTCTCTGCTCTTCTATTGTGTTGTCAGATACTGCTTTGATAGCCGCTGGTCCCATCTTTGCAAGCATTTGCTCTTGCTGGGCCTGTTGTGCCATCTGCATCTCCATCTGGAGTTCTTGTTGTGATTTGATTAGAGCTGCTGTCTTGATACCTAATGCTGTGGCTCTTCTATTGAAGTATTCACCTACATTGACATACTGAGAAACAGCTTGTGGTCCTACTACTTGAGCTGCCCCGGCAAGGAACAAGTCAAGTTTCTGGAGGTCGTTACCTCTGCCTAGTGCTTCAACACCAGTAATAATCACAGGAGTAGCAATGTCCTTTGGTAGCTTAGGTAGCTTCTTTTTCTTTGTCAGACTAGCAAGCAACCTGTTCACAAGTGGAAGCTGAAGCTCAGTAGATAAAAGCGAGTAAAGACCACCAAGAGAACTCTCAAGTTCCATACTAAGCATCCTTATTTCTTCTGCTGTGACCCTTTCCGCATTCCTTACAACACCACTGGTAAGCAAGAAGCTGTGCCCGAGGCGATCTTTGATGGCAGCAATAGTCTCCTGAGCCACCCTAAAATCGTTAAACTTGTTTAGTTGTAGAACAGAAACGTCTGCTGCATTACCTTGAGTAATGGTCCCGTTAGGACTTTCAGCCAACGTCCTGGCCCTTGTGGTTCCGTTTGGATTCACAAGAAATAGAACCTTTGCGGCAGCAGCCGAGCCCTCAACAATCGCTCTTGTAAGACTTTCAAGAGATTGGAGGTCCCCGAGGTATTCCTCAACGTATCCTCTGCCGTAGTCTTCTCCATCAATTCTGCTGAACCGCAAAGGTATGAAGGGGTTTTGGTCTAGTGGGTAAGTTCCTTCAGAACCTTCGACGGGGTTTCCATTGATGTCTTGGAAGACATGCCACTTGTTATCTTTGCGGCACACAGCGGTATACAGGTCTACCTCTGCCATAGGATCTTTTGCATCTACATCAACAACAGCCTTCATGTTGTCATCGAGAGCTGCGTAGCTCATGCTTTCTTTTGTCGCTATGTAGATAACATTACCCATTGAGTCCCTCTCGACCACAAACCGGTCAAGGTGGAACACACGCATACCGCCAGAGTCTGGTAGATACACAAGGGCATTGCCTGTAACAATGAGATGCTTGAGTGCTTCGTGCAGACCAGTCCTGTAGGTTTCCCTGCTGATCTCATCCATTGTTGCCTCTTCAACTTTCTGAAGAGCTTGCTCAACTTGACTGATTACCTCCTCTGGTGCTCCTTCTTGTTGGAGTCCATAGGTGTCTACGTTAAGTCTAAAGAAGGGAGCGTTAGGAGGCAGAAGTGCTAACAAAAGTTTAGAAGCAAGGTTATTTACTCCTCTAGCCCCAACACCCTGAAACGGTGTATCCAGTCTTGATGAAGCGCCAAAGCCAGCATCCGGCATTATGTAGGGAAGTGTCAGCCTTGAGGCTTGTCTTGCCCTATCCAGGTATTGCTCCCTCCGTCCTTCAAGGGAAGTGTATAGGCTTTTAGCGGTTCCTGTATACATTGGTTATTTGGTATTATGGAGTGTCTTCCTGAGAGGTCCAATCGGCACCAGCAAGCTCCTCGAGAATCTCTGAGTGGGTGTATGTCTCCATGCCTTCAAAGGGCTCAGGGGTCTCACCGTCCCACTTGAGGATAGTTTTTGTGCCATCTAGTGAGAGGCGCAAAGTGTTCTTGGAGGATTCAATAGCGGCATCGATATATGTATTACCGACCACTACTTGCTCCGTAGTCTCTTCTCCAGTCTCTTCGTCGATGACTACCTGCTCTTCGGTGATGTCTCCGGCGTTGATATCTTCTAGGGTCATCACGACCCACTTTCTATTTTCGTAACTCATGGTTATTAATAAGGGGTATCTGTTTTTATGTCGGACGCTGGGTCCATATTGGTCATCACCGCTGGTCCTATAAGCTTTTGGACCTTAATGTTGCTCCACTGAGCGTATTTACTAACGTCGAGACTATCGGCGCTAAGAACGCCTGAAAGGCCAAGCGCCACATAAGTATAAGTGAACGAACCGCTACCGGCAGGAAACATATAATAAGTGCCCCCTGAACCAGGCCAAAAGCGAGCGCGGGCGTTTGAGTCATCAGTTTCAAAATCAAAACTTATGCAGTAGACTTGGCCTACCACCTGATTTTCCGTCAGCAAACCACTTACACCAATAACTGCGTATCCTGCTTGATGTGAAGTGCCGTCTCCAGCACCCGTTCTAGTCATGCGAACAGCAGTGGGTGTCGGGTTAGAAAAAGTATTGGCAGCATAGGCCACCCACCTGCCCGAATCATAAGCGTCACTTCTTAGTAGATTGGCATCCTTGTATTGCCCACGGATGCGATTGAGAGAAATATTACTGATGGTTCCTGAGAACCCACTATTTACGAGTAACGTTATCTTATTATTATGACTATAGTCCTTTACCGTATGAATTAACTCATACGTGCCAGTGGTTACGTTAGAGACAATAAGGGAATTAAGAGTGTCACCGATGCGTAAAATCAAGGCTCCGGTGCCATCGTTTGTAACATCTACGGTGAGGCGGAACGTTTGTCCTATAGGTAGCGTAAACAAATACTGGGCAAAAGCCTGCTCTCCTCCTGTGCCCGCATAAGACAACGTAGTGCCATCCCAAGTCATATTATTGAGAGACGCCCAGTCCGATGAGCTTGGATTAGTCGGGAACATTTCGTCTCCCTCAAACTCCAGTCCCTCAAAGATAATATTGTTGGTGCCGTCAGCGTAGCCATCGCGGGAGGCGTCCCCCATGCGCCACCAGTGAAGCGCATTGTCGCTCAGGTCGTATGCTCCGTTGCCGCTAGATACATCTATGGGGCGTCCTCGATTGAATAGGGCACGAATGGCTTCATCGTCGAGGTCCTCGTGGATGGAGAATTCGTCGATGCTTCCAGAAAAGTAAACGTCCCCTGCTTTGCCAATTTGAATACCTGTTTCGTAAGTATTCATCGAGCCACTGTTTACTGTTGTATCAACTGTTTGTTTCACCCCATCACACCACAATTCACATCCCGTTATGTCATTTCCGACAGTTTTTAAAGTCCACATATGCCATGCTGAGTCATCTTGGGCACCAGTCGGTGTATCAACCCAATATCTAAAAACAGAAGCCGCCATCCATAAAAGGGGTTTGCTTGAAGATTGGTTAAAGTGAAACGCGCCTTTATCCGAATAAGTGCTCGTTGTTCCGTGCGAGAAGACTGGATTATGGCCTGTGTCTGAAGATTTGCTCCACCAATTATAATACCTGCTCTCTCCGTTGGGTTGCAACGTATCGTCCACCTGTGTCACCAAGTGGTCATTCGTTCCGTCAAATTTAAGGCTCTTCGTGTTGTCCACCGGAGGCAACGCATAGATAGCCTTGGGTGCCTCTGTCTGGATTGTGGCTCCGGTGATTGTGCCGGTGTGTCCGTTGACCTCTTTGACGCTTACGTTGTCTACGGTGAACGAATAATCACCCGTGCTATCGTGCCTATCAACGGCAACAAGGGTGGAGTTAGAGTTTGCTGTCCAAAACAGCTCAACATTTTGCAAAGCGCCGGTCATTGTAATGATTCCGTTAGTGCTTGTTGAATTGTTCAGCGTTGTAAGCCCCCCAAGGTTGGCCCCGTTATCTAAAAAGCGCATTTTCTTGCCAGCTGTTCCAGTCACCTGAGCTGTCAGTCGATATGAGCGACCTGATGTATACGAAACATTTTGGTGCGCATAACTATAAGCCCCACCAGTTACACTCACTGTTAAAATGCCATCTGATATTGTAGAGTTTGATTTACTCCAGTCGGTGTCAGACGAGAAGTCACCGT